ACTTCCGGCAACACAATGCCGAAGCATACATGGTGTTGTTAGATTAACACCAACCTTTCTGCCTAGGCGCTAACGCGCCTAGGCGCACGGATCCCTATCCAACAGCAACATCGCAACTAACGTCGACCCCACCCACCCTTTACACAAAAAGGGGTCCCACTACTTTAGGTTGTATTGCTTGATTTAGACAGTTTATGGTGGTAAAAACATTTTCAACACTTTATGGTGCAAAAAAATTATAAAAAAATTTTTTAAAAAATTTTATGAATTTAAACAACGTAGATATAAGTAAGCTACCTGCAGACGTTAGAAAGCAATTTAAGAAACTGCAAGTTATGCATGCAGAAAAACAAATCCAAACTAAAGCTAAGAATGACTTCATGTCCTTTGTCAAATGTGTGTGGCCCGATTTTGTAGAAGGCTCGCACCACAGACATATAGCAAAAAAATTTAATCAACTTGCATCGGGTGAAATAAACCGACTGATAGTAAATATGCCTCCACGTCATACGAAATCAGAATTTGCAAGTTACTTGTTACCAGCGTGGATGGTGGGCCGTACCCCTAAGTTAAAAATAATCCAAGCAACTCACACAGGAGAACTAGCTGTAAGATTTGGTCGTAAGGCTAAGACCTTGATTGATAGTGACGAGTATGGAAAAATATTTGAAACAAGACTAAGAGAAGATTCGCAAGCCGCTGGTAGGTGGGAAACAGCACAAGGTGGTGAGTATTTTGCAGCTGGTGTCGGCGGTGCAATAACCGGACGGGGTGCTGACTTATTAATAATTGACGATCCACACTCAGAGCAAGATGCAATGAGTCCAACGGCCATGGAGTCTGCTTACGAGTGGTATACATCTGGTCCTCGTCAGCGTTTACAACCTGGTGGTAAGATTGTACTTGTTATGACAAGATGGAGTAACAAAGACCTAACAGGTAAACTACTTGCAAACCAAAGTGAAGCTAAAGCTGATCAGTGGCACGTGGTCGAATTTCCAGCAATCTTGGACCACGGATCAAAGAAGGCTGCTCCTGTTTGGCCAGAGTATTGGAAGCTTGATGAATTAGAGAAGGTACAAGCAACACTGCCCACGGGCAAATGGAATGCACAGTGGATGCAAAACCCAACAAGTGATGAAGGTGCAATTATAAAACGTGAGTGGTGGCGAACCTGGGACCATGATTGGATACCAGAACTGCATCACGTTATACAAAGTTATGATACAGCGTTTTTAAAAAAAGAAACTGCAGATTACAGTGCTATTACTACTTGGGGTGTATTTTATCCTGATCAAGACTCAGGTGCTAATTTGATGCTGCTGGATTCTATAAAAGGACGGTATGAGTTTCCTGAACTAAGAAGACTTGCATTAGAGCAATATAAGTATTGGCAACCTGAATCAGTGATAGTTGAAGCAAAAGCCAGTGGTTTACCTCTAACATATGAACTTAGACAGATGGATATACCGGTTGTGAACTTTACACCGTCTCGTGGAAATGATAAACATTCACGTGTAAATGCAGTTGCACCTTTGTTCGAATCTGGTATGATATGGGCTCCTGAGCAGAAATTCGCAGACGAAGTCATTGAAGAGTGTGCTGCGTTTCCTTACGGAGATCATGACGATCTAGTCGACTCTACGACTCAAGCGATCATGCGTTTTAGACAAGCAGGATTATTACAACACCCTGAAGATTATGTGGATGAACCACAGAACGAACGTAAAAGGATATATTACTAATGATAAGATTTGGCATGGGCTTAATGGAAATAGTTGAGCAATTGACTAGAGGTTTTATGAAGGCCACAGGCAAACAACCTGGTAATTTAGAGAAGTTAAAAATTCAACAAGAAGCTGTTCAGAGATTCAAAGATATGAACAAAGTTATGGACATGCAAGGAAGACCCATCGATCCAAGTAAACCAATTATAGGTGGATCACAACAAGGTGAGGCTCTTAAATCAGGAATCATGAAAGCAACAGGTGCAAGACCTAGACAAGTTTTATCTGAAGATGAGATTAGACAAAAATTATTAAAAAATAATGAAGAAGGACTTGCATCTATGAAAAGTAAAATAGATGACCCAGAGAAAAAAGCAAACGGTGGACGTATTGGTTATAAAATTGGTGCAGGTAAAAAAGGTGTTCAAGCTTTATTAGATTTAGTAAGAGACAAATTTGGTAAGAAAGCAATTACAACTGGGGACAAAGCACCTATCCCTCCAAAGACATTAGAGCGTGATATGTTTAAAGCAGCGGACAATAGAATTAATAAAAAAGAAGGTGTGTTTATGGAAGATGGTAAAACACCTGATTATGATTACTATAAAGAAATATTAGACGATGCTGAAGATAGTATGGGTTTTAATGTTGCAGGTGATGAAACTATAGAAGAACTTTTAAAAAGAGAAAAAACATTAAAAGACTATGAAGCTGACATGTATGATCAATATAAAACAGGTAAACTAGATCCAGAACCTGGATCAAAGTCTCAAGCTAGATTAAATTTATTAAAAAAAAGAAAAGAAGAAGCAGAGCTTACAGATGATTACAGATTATTTAGTAGTGATGATGCAGATGAATTAGACGAGTTAGAAGAATTTTTAGATCAAGATTATAAAAGAGTTAAAGCAGAACAAGCAGAAGAACAAGCAGTTAAAGAACTAGCTCCTAAAATGGTGGAGAGATTAAAATTAAAACAAAAATACCCAGGAATCACTGATGATCTGTTAGATAAAATATTAATTGATGATAATCCACAAAGAAAAGCAGAAGTACTAGGGTCTCTTGATGAAACATTTAAAATGATGGAAAAAGGTATGAGTCCTGATGAAATTATAGATGCATTTAAAAATCAAAACAGAACTAAACAAGCTGACGGCGGAATAATGAGAGCAAACTTTGTAGGTGGTGGCATGGGCCGTAGAGGATTTTTAAAAATGTTAGGTGGCGTCGGTGCAGGAATCGGTGCACTTAAAACAGGTATTCTTGGATTTGGTGGTAAAGGTGCAACTAAAGAAGTTGCAAAAGAAGTTGTAAAACAATCAACAGGAAAACCTCCTCCATACTTTTTTAAACTAGCAGAAAAAATTAAAAAACTTGGTAGTGATACAACTCCTACCAATGATAGAACAATAGCTAAATCTTTAAAATCTAAAGATGGTACAGCAGATTACATATTAGAAGAAGACATGGCAACAGGAGATATACAAATTAAAAAAGTTAATATGGAACGTGATGACATGATCAATGATATAGAAATTATGGAGTTTAGAAAGGGTGAGGTTGTAGAAGGACCTGGTGGTAAACCTGTTAAAACTCCTGATGAATATGATGAAGTTACAGAAACTACTTCTAGAATTTATAAAGATGATTATAATCCTTCAAGTTACGAAGATGGTATTAGACAGGATGCTATTAATCAAATTGTTAAAGAAGTAGACGAAGCTCCGTCAATCAAGATCAAAAAAGCATCAGGCGGTATCGCTCGAATGTTAGGAGAGTAAATGGATCTCTTTAAAAGAATACAAGACCTAAGTGACTTGTACGATAACAATGGTCCAAGCGCCGTGGCCCCTGAATCACGGCCCATGTTTGCAAATGGCCAGTTAGTACAACCCAATGCCAATGGATCACGGCCTGGGTATAAAGGTAAAATTGGTCAACCAAAACAATATGATTTAGAAAAAATAGAAGAAGCTATTTTAAAAGCTAATCAAGGAGACAAATATGTTTCATATGAAGATATTGGTAAAAAATTAGGTTTTAAATCTCCTGGTCGTATATCAGGTATTGTAAAAAGAGAAGGAGCTACACCTTTAGATAGTTATAAAGTTAAAGTAGAAAAAGCATATATAAAACTTTTTAGTGATTTTGATAAAAATGCAATGGAGCTTACTAAGCCTCTACACAGAATTAAAGAAATGATAGGAGGCTATAAGTATAGAAAAAATACTAACCCTAATAGAAGTAGAGTAGAAGATATTAGTAATGCTTTAAAAAATTCTAAAACTCTAAATTGGGATGAAGAAGTTAAACCTATAATAAATAAACTAAGTAGTGCAAATTTTTTAAAAAATATAGATAAAGATTGGACTCTTGGAGATGTTCAAAATACTGTTCAAACTAAAAGTATGTTACGTACACCCAAAGATGATGCACAACGTTTAATGGATTATGCAGTTCGTAATCAAACAATGTCTAAAGGAAATACAGAATTTTCAATCTATAATAAAAATAATTTAAATAAAAGAATTACTGATTTTTCACAAGTAGATTCTTATTATGATCTTGCTTTTAAAGATGGTAGTGGAAAAGTTTATGATATGGATTACATAAAAACAAAAGGAAGAAGTGATCCATTATTTCAAGAATATTTTAAGTTGCAAGATGACTTGTCAGATATGAAAAACAGAACTACGTGGCCAGATGGTTCTGATATAATAGATCCTAAAACAGGAAAGAAAACAACTTTTGGAAACTACTCAGGACAGATGTATAAATTTGGTTATGGTTATAAAAAACCTTTTTCTAGATTTCCATATGAAATAGACCACAACGACGGAGTAGGTAAAAATCCTTTTAAAAATTTATCTATATTACCTCAAAGAGTTAACATAGCATTAGGTGCTGCTTCTAGATTAGATAAACCAGAAATTGCTTCTAAAATAGGAAAAGATTATTTTCGTAATCTACCAATAGATGATCTTTTAACGCAAGAAAAAAACCTTGGACAAAAAATATTAATCTTTAATGAAAAAGGAGAACATGTAGGAAAAAATCTACAGACTTCTTACACTGCAGCTAAAGGTGAAATTAATAGAAAAGCAAACATACTAAGTTCATTTTGTAATAGAAAAGGATTTAAGTTAGCAGGATCAGTGGATGGGTTAACTTGTTCAATGGGAGAAATACAAACTAATATGAAGAAACAAATTAATGAAGCTAAAAAAGTTTCTAAAGATGGAAAGATACCTAAAAAATTTGGAAAATTAAGAGCTGTTGCAGGAAGTTTTTTCGGAGATATAGCCATACCATTAGAGTATATGTTTATGGCTCCTGATTTAGTTGCAGGAGATATAGATGGTGCATTAAGATCGAGCACTGCAGGTTTGTTTGGAGCAGGTAAAGTTGATCTTGATAAATTACCAGAAGGTGAAGCTAAAAAATATATAAAACACACAAATGCTGTAAGTTCTTTTTTAAAAAACTATCAATCAAAGTTAATGGCAGAAAATTCTTTACAGAATTTAGAAGTAGGAGATGAAGGACAATCTATATTTGCTGATCAACTAGCTCAAGCAGAAAAAAATATGTTAGACATAACTAAAGATTATTCTGGATTTGGTTATACTTACGAACCAGGTGAAAAAGGACTTTTAGAAGGAAAGGTAGCGACACAGAAATTTATTCGTGATAAAGTTGCATCCGACTTTGATAAAAAAATAGATAAAGGTGCAAGCACTGAATTTTTTAAAGATTCTAATAAAGACATATTAAAACAAAACATAAGAGGTTTAGGAGGAGATCCATACGAAGTTACTCCAATAAATAACTTAAAAGATTATATTAAAAACAAAGGTGAAGCTACAGCAGGTAATACGAATATCATTTTAAATCGTTTACCTTACACACTTGATCAAGCTGAAGCTTATGGTGTAGGAGATATTTTTGATACTTATGCTGGAGGTTATGCAGGTGTGGAAACACCTGGATCTATGCAAGATGGTGAAATTGATATGGGTACAAAAGATGTTAGGGACGCATATTCTTCACTTCCTATAGATTTAGCTAGTCAATTAGCTGCATTAGAAAAAAAAGAATTTGAAGAGGGTATGTATAAAAAAAGGTTAGAACAAGGATTTGCAGGTGGTGGTATTGCAAATGTAGCAGGGGTAGATAAAGGCCCACCACCACAATCAGGACCCACACCTCAAGGGTTGCGAGGTCTATTAAAACGTGCTAAGAAGATATAGGAGTAATAAATGGCAGATATAGATAAAGGACTCCCTAACACTAGAACTAAAATTGACATCCCTTCAGAAGAAGAGATGGCAGAAGAAGTTAGTGTTCAGGAAGAAGATATAGATAAAGGACCTGTAGAGGTTATCCCAGAAGAAGACGGTGGAGTTACATTAGACTTTGAACCAGGATCAATAAATGTACCTGGAACAGAATCACACTTTGATAACTTAGCTGATATTTTACCAGATGATATTTTAGATCCAATTGGAAATGAAATGGTTCAAAACTATATGGACTACAAATCATCTAGAAAAGAATGGGAGAGCGCTTACACAACAGGATTAGATCTATTAGGATTTAAATATGAAAATAGAACTGAACCGTTTCAAGGAGCTTCAGGTGCAACACACCCAGTTCTTGCAGAAGCTGTAACTCAGTTTCAAGCTCAAGCTTACAAAGAATTATTACCAAGTGATGGACCAGTTAGAACACAAGTTATAGGGGTTAAAAATTCACAAACTGAACAGCAATCACAACGTGTTAAAGATTACATGAATTATTTAATCATGGACACGATGAAAGAATATGAATCTGAATTTGATTCTATGTTATTTCATTTACCACTAGCTGGATCTACATTTAAAAAAGTTTACTACGACGTACCACTTGGAAGAGTGGTATCGAAGTTTGTACCAGCGGATGAATTAATTGTACCGTATACAGCAACCTCATTAGATGATGCGGAAGCAGTTATTCATACCGTGAAAATTTCAGAGAATGAATTAAGAAAACAACAAGTATCAGGTTTTTACAGAGACGTAGAATTAAGTCCTCCAGGCACAGAGACTAATGGAGAACTAACTAAAAAAGAACGTGAGCTAGAAGGAACTAAGAAGACAGGTAAGAACGAACCTGTATATACTTTGTTA